GTAAACTCTATTTCGACTTTATCAAGCACGCGGATCCGGTCAATCTCCACGCCAAAAATTAGCATGAGCGTCAGCATAGACATAGCGACAACGGACACAATCACGGTTGGGGTTGATCCCTGATTAAGCGCCCAGAGCGCGATAGCCGTGACCGAAACCCCGTAAACGAACGATAAGACTTGTCGGTGAATCTTATGCATGGTAAACCCCAATTGAAAGCGCCAATCGACCCGACAACTTGCCGCTCGTGTGGTATGCATGACTTATCACGCCGTAAGCATATGCGACGGTTATACGTTGCCTAACCCCGTGGTTGGGAGATTCTTGGTTTCGACCGTCACTTGCGTCACAAAGTGGTCGGTCAAGCGCGCCTCTTTTTGCTCACGGTTGTCGGCGGCTTGTGTCGGCGCGAGGTCATTGAAGGGCGTGTCGGTCCGGTTGTCTTGCAGATATTCGCTCAAGATTTGCACAACGTCGTTTTGCACGTCAATCGCCTGTTTTTCGCCCAATGACGTAATCAACACCTGCGCCGTGTTTTGTCGGTAAAACTGGTTGTCGTCCATACTGTGCCGGTCCAAGGTGGCCGCCGTCGGGGACCATACGTATATCACGGGCGGTTGCCCCGCGCCCGGCCCCTTTTCGCTTGCCGCGTCGTCAAAGTAGTCTTTGATCCGCGGGGACCCGGTGACGCTCCACGACGTGTCCGGTTCGGCCTGCAACAAGTCAATGACAACTTGCACGTGACTATCGGCGGACGAGATTGACATAGAAAAAACAAGGTCGCGTCCGGGCTAAACCGTTGGGCTAGTTAGACACCGGATCAAAAATATCTCGCGCAACCTCCGGCGGCGCTTTGTGTCGCTCCAGCGCGTGGTCCCGCCGGTCCGCCGCTTTGACCTCGCGCTGGCACTTGCGGCACTTGTACATATCCGCCGCGTCTGTCGTGTCGGATTGTGGCGGTGTCGGTGCCGCGTCGTTATCCGTGACCTCCGTGCGTATCGCCTGCAATTCGGCGAGGATTTGCACCAACACGAGTTTTTCGTCCATGTCCTCATACCGTTGCGCCGGATCCGCCTGCTCACTCATTGTTAACAAATCTTTGTGCAAGCTCTAAGACCCTAGCACTTCGGCCCCCTTGACGGTACTCAGCAATCGCCGCGTTTAACGCCTCGCCATATGTGGTATGGCCGTCATTAGCTGAGTAATACCGTGTAGGCCCGGACCCGTTAAGCCGGTCATCAACGAATCCGCGAAAATCGTTCTGCAAAGTGTCAAAGACGCGGATCCCGATTTTCCTTTTTGACTTGGGGTTAATTGAGACGGGGGCATACTCACCGGGCAAAGATTGGTACTTGTGTACTCCTAACTCGCTCCGTAATTGTCTCTCCGTAGCGGCGAGGTCCGACTCACAATAACAGTATTCTCTCATGGCTCTTTGTAGCTCAAACCGGATAGTCTCATCATCCCTTGCCCAGCTATCACCTACGTGGCGGGTGAATTTACGCCACTCTTTGCTATTGACCTCCCACCCTAACGGAGATTTGTCTGCATATTGTGGCTTGTCGTCACTCATTCCCGTCGTCCTCTAGGAGTCGCGTTATCACGTCGCTATACGTCTCGTTGCCGACTTTTTCGGCCCGCAGGTTGTCGCGCACGTCTCTGTCAATCGGGATTGTGGTGTTACCCATGCGCTTACGCCTATGCTCTTGTAAGTCATAAAGTTATGGGAATACATAGTTTTAATATACGGGCTTACTATGCTCTTGACATGGAGGGCGACAACCCCACCATGGCCGACGAGGAAACGATTTACGAAACCAAATTGATCCGCAGTATGGGACGCTCCGCGATAGACGCGCGGCAATGGGACGAGGCATTGCCGTTTATGGCCTCCACCTTGCACGCATCATGCGTCACTATCATCGCACATTCGGATATATCGGAGCATAAGCGTCTGAAACTATACAGCGAAACCTTGCAAAACCTCAACTATGCCACTAACGGCACAACACAACCGACGGGTGACGTGCTATCACGGTTGCGCGAGGAATTGATCCGTGTTTACAACGGCACGCGTGAGGTCCCGATAGCATAACAACGCGGCGCGGCGGTTGCGACTTTTTCTTACAAGTCTAGTCCGCGATTTTCTAGGAATGGCTCCATGCGGTCGGCGGCGGGCCTAAGATACGGTTGCGCGTCAATCCCTTCTTGCGGTATCTTGACGTTTGCCACATAGTAGCCGAGGCCCGGATCCCCGGCGACACGTTCGGCCCATTTGACAAGTGGCTCCGTCTCTGGATTAAACGGTGAGGTCCCATACTCCATGTCGTCCGCGTAACCCGCAGTGTAACCAAACACTACGTCTTCGCCGCGAAACTCCGGCGGAAAGCCGGACCGCTTGAGCGTGCCACGGTCCACCGGGACGCGCTCTTGTGACACGCTAAAGCCCAAGTCGGCGGCGTCACGGATCCGGTCACGGTGCGACTCTAAGACCTCTTGGGCGTTTATCTCAATGTTGCCCTCTACGTCTGCCCGGAGCATTAGATTGACCGGACCGCGCTCAATGACTCCTCGTCACGGACGTGTCGCTTTGCCGTGCGCCCGAATCGTGTGAGCGTCAAGTAGTCCTCAACCTGCCCCGTCTGATAGTTGGCGTTACCGCCCTCGCCGCTTTCGTTTGTCGTCTCGCCGCCCTCCGCTAGTTCCATCTTGTGCGCCGATAGGTTGAGTAAGAATACCTCGGCGTCGCCGTCTAGCGTCGGCAATCTCGCCATTTTGTCGGTGTAGAGCGTGGCCCTCTCGCCTAGCGCGCTCCGGATTGCCTGCGCCTTGCGGTCACGGCTTAGTTGCGTAAAGCCCGTGCTTGACAGACGACTCACTTGGTCAATAATGTCTTTGCGGTTGCCGCCGCTCAGGTTGTCCCAATCGTCTTTGTCTAACTCGTCAATAGATGGATTCGGCGGGTTGCTCATGCGTCACGTTGCGAATACTCCGATAAGGTTCTTTGCACAACGAAGTAACTGCGTATCTCCAGCAAGGTAGACCGCCCGCTAATCTCGTCGGTGTCCGCCGCGCCCGCTAGCCGTCGCTTGAAGTGTTGCCCAAACTCGTCAAATTGATCCGCCCGGAAAACCATGTCCTCCGTTTCGCCCTTTTCGATTGCCGTTTCGGCCACCAAGCGCGGCGGTCGCGGCGGTGGCCGTTGGTCACTCATACCCGTCGCTTGCCCTTTAGCGTGTCACGTATCTTGTCGGCGCTATCACGCCCGTCACACTCGTCCGTCGGGTGGTCCGCCGCCAACGATTGTAACTCACGCCCGTCCATGCGGGCAAGCTCCTCGCTGGTATATGCGTCGTCCACAAAGTCGTCACCGCTTGGTAAGATACTCGGGAATATCGTGGTCATATCAGTGATCCCGTAGCTCACGCACGTCGGTCCCGTTAATACTCAAGAAATCAATAGCGCGATTGACCCGATACGATAGCGGGTTATCGGACCCATTGATCCGCGCCGTGTCAAGATTGTATTCGACAACCTCCGACTCGCCGAATTGATCCACGCGGAAACCGGTTTCCCGTGCGCGTTGCCGCGTCTTGTGAAAGTCGCGGTCCACGGCCTTCGCCGGTTCGGACCGTTTAAAGTACATTACAACCGGCAATATGCGAGGTTATCACTAATTGTTTTGGGTTAGTTAAAGAGCTACCTTGCCCGACACGGGTATCCCAATTCCCCGTGTGGGTATCGGTTGGCCCTCCATGTCAACGAAAGCAACGACCAACGGGTAGGCGATGAACCAATCTCCTACCAGTAGACACTATGCAAGAATATTGTAAATAGATTGTGGACGAGTCACGCCGCCTGTCTAGGGGTTAGCCTAAAGCGGTTGCTGGACCACGCCGGCGCTCCGGGCCTGAGAATATTCGTGGTCTACGTGGATCCGCGCGTTGAATCCGCGTAGGTCACGGATTGGGTCGTCGTAGTCCTTCACCTCAATGTCGTTGCCATTCGGGGCATAGAGGATAAGGTGGTTATGCGCTTGCTGGAGGATAAGCGCCCCGACACCTCCGGCCACCGCCGCGCCGCCGGAGTCGGTAAACTGGAAGGTGTTGTCTCCGCCACCGGCCACGTTGTCGCCGTCGTCGTCGTAGCTGTTGAGTGACGCGCCGTTATGCTCCATGTCAAGCAACGGGTCAAACATCCGGTCACGCACAACCTCGTCGGATCCGGACCGATTGACGAACCGTAGATTATCGTTGCTGAATACCTCCGTCCGGTAGCCCGGCGTGGAGATAAATTGATCCGGTTCAAAGTCGGCCTTATCAACCTCACCGTAGAGGCGATTAAGGGCCTGATAGCCCGGATCATCTACCGCGCTGTCGAATGTGACACTCTGCCCGTTGGCGATTGCGTCGTCCACCGCATTAGTGAGGAAAACCTCATTAATCGAATTCTCGACGCGACGGCCTACGTCCTCAACCTGTCGCTCAATGAGGTCAACAATACCGTGGTCAATCATTTCCTCCGTGATTCGTGACCCGGCGGCCACTTTTTCACAATTCCACTCTACGGTAGTGTACTGCTCACCGTCGTCCCGAATCTCCGCGCCCTCGGCGGTAAGGCTACCACTCCGGTCGTCCTCGGCAATCGGAATGTCACCGCGTCGCGTGTCCACGTTAAGCACGTTGCTCACGTCGCGGGCAATCTGTCGGCGACGGGATCCCTCCATAATCGTTTCGAGTAGCTGTTCACGGAATAGAATGTCAACCTCCTCGTTGGTTGACGACGAAAACAGCATACGCTTGATTGAGTCGTCCAGCGGCGCACCGAGCGCACGCCCGCCGTTAATCTCCTCGGGTTTCGCCGCCGA